CCGAACAAGGTGGAGATAAAACAGTTATAGGTGGAACGCTTGAAATATTAGAGGGAGCAACCGTAAAAGGACTCCCTCTTCCTATTGCTGAAAATTTGCCAGAAAGTACTGTTGCATCGTTAAACACTTTAAAAGAAAGTTTTAATGCTTTGCTTATTAATCTTAAAGATGCAGGTTTGATGGAAAAAGATGAATTTACAACTAGTGTTGCAGCAATTTCAAATCCGACAGGAGAGTCTTTAATTACCAACCATTCAAAAATTAGGACTATTACTTATGACAATAACATAGCAACTATTGATGTTCCTATTAATGAACTAGTGGAATTTGATAGTTCTAATCCAGCACAAGGCATTCATAAATGGATAGGATTGTCTATCGGCACAGGCAGAAGCTCAATAATTGGAGTTACCTATAATGGCACATATGATCTAGTACAAGCAGATGTTAACGAAGCTACAAATGCTGGGTGTCCTGAAGGCAGTTTTGTACTTTGGTTAAAATGTGATGAGGTTATTAATACACCTAAAATTATAACGATTTCAAGAGCAGGATATACGACAGAAACAATTACTATCAATGTTATAGATAGTGAAAATTAAGATAGGAGGCAACAGACATGGCTACAGTAGACTTATTAAGCAAGGTAAAAATGAATTTAATACTTGAACATTCACAGGATGATGGTCTGATTACTGGCTTCATTTCTGCTGCCGTTTCTTATGCTGAAAGTTATCAGCATCTAGAAGCAAATTACTATCAAACTCATGCAATTCCACCAACTACAGAACAAGCAATCATTATGCTTTCAAGCCATTTCTATGAAAGTCGAGACGGATCAACTGGAGGTTTCTTTGCAGACAACACAAATGCAGCAGAACAAACATGGAAAACAGTAAATTTGCTTTTAAGAATAGATAGAAATTGGAAGGTATAAGGCTATGGGACTTGGTTTAATGAACAAAAATGCACAGCTTTGTATTCTTCAAAACACTATCGATTCTGAGGGTTTTTCTGGGCGGTCAGTTGTTGTTTTAGAAAACATACGAGTGTTTGTTGAAGCTAAACATGGAAGCGAACGCTGGGCAAATTTGGCGGCATTTAGTGAAGCAACTGACTTATTTAGATTCCGAAGGATACCTAATATTACCGTTGATACTAAGCATTACATCATGTTTAACGGATTTAAATATAACATTTTATCAGTCGAGGATGTCAAAGGAAGGAATATGTATGTTGAGGTGCTAGCTAAAAAGGTGGAGGCTTCAAATGGCTAAATGTACTTATAAACTTCCTGAAGACTTACTAAAAAAACTATCAACTCTAGGTTCTAAAATGGATGAAATTAGTGAAGTAGTTCTTGAGGCTGGTGGAGAGGTTGTTTTAGATAAGGTCAAATCAAATCTTGAAGGATCATTGAGTGGTGAGTCTAGCGGTGAGTTGGTTTCTTCACTTGGCCTTACAGGTGTCAGAATTGATAGGAATGGTAACTCAAACATTAAAATCGGTTTTAGTGAGCCAAGAAAAGATGGTAGTTCAAATGCTATGGTTGCAAATATTATTGAATATGGTAAGCATGGACAACCTGCTAAACCTTTTCTAAAACCTGCTAAGTCATCTTCTCAAAAACAATGTATTGAAGTAATGACTAAAAAATTAGAGGAGGAGATTAATAAAGCATGAACATATTATCAGAAACAAAAGAGCTTATTCAAAACTTGGATATTCCTGTTGAGACGGGGGTATTTAGTGGAACAGCTCCTGAAACTTATGTAGTTTTAGTTCCATTGGTTGATTCGTATCCGTTATCAGCTGATGATAAACCAGAAGTGGATTATCAGGAACTAAGGATTTCTCTTTTTTCTAAAATTAATTATCTAAAGATTAAAAATGAGATCATAAGAGATCTTATCAATAATTCTTTCTATGTTACTGAAAGAAGATATAACGGATTTGATACTGAGAGTGGCTATTATCAGTACTCAATAGACATAGCCAAAAATTATTTATTCGAGGAGGAAAAACAATAATGGCAACAATTGGTTTAGACAAACTTTATTATGCTACGATCACTGAAGATCAGGATGGAGAAGAAACATATGGAACTCCAGTACAACTTGCAAAAGCAATCTCTGCTGATTTATCTGTAGAATTAAATGAGGCAACTCTTTATGCGGATGATGGCCAAGCAGAAGCTGTTAAGGAATTCAAGAGTGGAACTTTATCTCTTGGAATTGATGATATCGGAAGCGAAGCTGCAGCTGCACTTGTAGGTGCTGTTGTAGATACAAATGGTGTATTAGTCTCTGGCGGAGAGGATGCATCTAAGTATGTGGCTATCGGATTTAGAGCAAAGAAAGCAAATGGCAAATACAGATATTACTGGCTTTATAGAGTTCTATTTGGAGTTCCTGCTACTAACCTTGCAACAAAGGGTGATTCTATTACATTCTCAACTCCAACTATTGAAGGAACGATCTTTAGACGAAACAAAACAGATGGAAATAATAAACATCCGTGGAAAGCTGAAGTTAACGAGACTGGTTCTAATACAGCTATTATAGATGCTTGGTACAATTCTGTTTATGAACCTGTATTTGAAACTGAAATTCCAACTGGAGGTGGTGAATAATGGCTGATGAAAGAAGTGCTGTAATCAAAATAGGTGATACAGAGTATGAACTTTTACTTACCACTAAAGCAACAAAGGAGATCGCTAAGAAGTATGGCGGACTATCAAATCTTGGCGATAAGTTAATCAATAGTGAAAACTATGAAGAAGCAATATCTGAGATTGTATGGCTTATTGTAACTTTAGCAAATCAACCTATTCTTATTTATAACTTCAAAAACAAAGATAAGAAAAAGGAACTCTTAACAGAAGATGAAGTTGAACTATTAACTACACCTAATGACTTGGCTACATATAAAGACGCAATTACAGAAGCATTATTTAAAGGCACAAAACGAAATGTTGAGAGTGAAGAAACAAAAAACGTATTGGGCGAGTAAGTGACGAAGAGTTATTTACTCGTCTTTTATATTACGGTTTGAGTCAATTGCATTTGACACAGGATGAGGTTTGGTTCATGCCTTTTGGTCTGCTTTTGGATTTATGGGAATGTCATAAGCAATACACAGGTATTTCAAAACCTAAGGTAGAACATTTTATTGAGGACATCATCCCAGACAATATTTAAAGGAGGTGAACGCAAATGGCAGAGAATTTTGGCTTAAAGATAGGTCTTGAAGGCGAGAAAGAGTTTAAATCACAACTTGCAGAAATTAACCAATCATTTAAGGTCTTAGGATCTGAAATGAAACTAGTTGATTCTCAGTTTGATAAGAATGATAACTCGGTTGATGCTTTAACAGCTAAAAATCAAGTGCTCGAAAAATCTATTGATTCTCAAAAACAGAAGATTGAGACTTTGCGTTCAGCTCTTTCTAATGCTTCAGACTCATTCGGTGAGACAGATAAAAGAACTCAAAAATGGAAAGTCCAATTAAACAATGCTCAAGCAGAACTAAACCAGATGGAAAAAGAGCTAAAGGATAATACTTCAGCTCTAGATTCTACTGGAAAAGAAATGGATGAAGCAAAGAAGTCAGCCGATAAAATGGGTGATGAAATTGCCGATTCAGGTAAAAAAGCGGAAGAATCATCACCAAGATTTCAAGCATTAGGCTCTGTTTGTAAGGCTGTGGGAGTAACAATGGCTGCAGCGTTTGCTGCGGTTACAGCGGCTGCTGTTGCGGCAGGTAAGGCATTAATTAGCATGACAAAGGAAGGTGCTGCTTATGCTGATACTGTCTTAACAGAAAGTACTGTTACAGGTATTGCTACAGATAAACTTCAAGAGTATATGTACGCTGCCGAGTTGGTTGATGTTTCAACTGATACTTTAACAAAGTCAATGGCAAAACAAATCAAGTCCATGAAAGCTGTTCAAGATGGTACAAAACTATCAGTAGAAGCTTATGAGAAACTTGGTGTTGGCGTATTGAATGCAGATGGATCATTAAGAAATTCAGATGACGTATATTGGGAAGTTATCGATGCTTTAGGAAAAATAGCGAACGAAACTGAACGTGATGCGTTAGCAATGCAGATTCTAGGTAAATCAGCTCAAGAGTTAAATCCTATAATTACATCTGGTGC